ACCTGGAGCGGCTGAGCCGGGTGTTCTATGAGAACTACGTAGGCTCGATCATCGACTGGTACGCGGCGACGCTGTTTCGGCGGGAGCCGGTGCTGAGCTTCGAGGGGAGCGACGAAACGGGTCGGGCGTTCTTCGGGGCGCTGACGGAGGATTGCGACCGGCGGGGCACGCCGCTGGCGGAGTTCTTCCGGCGGCAGTTGGTGGAGGCGCTGGTGAGCGGGTGCGGCTATACGCTGGTGGACTTCCCGCGGCAGGCGGCGCCGGCGGCGACGCGGGCGGAGGAGGAAGCGCGGGGCGCCTCGCGGGCGTACTTGCAGGCGTACACGCCGGAGGAAGTGATCGACTGGAGCTTCGACGAGCGGGGCAACTACGAGTGGGTGGTGCTGCGAACGTCGAGCTTGCGGCGCGAGCAGTGGGGCGACGCCGGGGTCAAGGAGACGCGCTGGGTCTACTACGACAAGGAAGAGTTTCGGATGTGGCGGCGGGTGGAAGGCAAGGAGAAGCCGGATAAGCCGCAGTTGATCGATGCGGGGCGGCACGGGCTGGCCAGCCAAAGGCAGGTGCCGCTGTTCCCGCTGGAAGTGAGCGAGGGGCTGTGGCTGATGAACAAAGCCGCGCTGCTGCAACTGGAGCACTTCAACAAGTCGAACGCCCTGAGCTGGGCGTTGACCATGGGGCTGTTCGCCATGCCGGTGGTGTACACGGAGCGGGACTGGAAGCAGATTGTCGGGGAAGCCTACTACATCCAGTTGGGCCCGGAAGACCGCTTCGGGTGGACGGAGCCAGAAGGGAAGGTGTACCAGATCGCGGCCGAGAACCTGGTGCGGCTGAAGGACGAGATCTACCGGGTGTGCTACCTGATGGCGCAAGCGGGGGGCGGTCTGGCGGTGGGGGCGCCGGTGTCTGGGGCGAGCAAGCAGCGGGATTACACGATCACGCAGGAAGTGCTGCGAGCCTACGGGGACGCGGTGAAGGACACCCTGAAGAGGATACTGCGGTCGATCGCGGCGGCGCGGCAGGACGAGCTGGTGATTGACGTCTCGGGACTGGACGAGTTCGACATCGGGGACTTTAGCGCAGAGCTGGAGGACGCGCGGCGGCTGCTGGAGCTGGGCATCGAGTCACCCACCATGCGCAAGCAGGTCTACAAAAAACTGGCGGCCAAGTATCTGTGCGACGTGCGGCAGCAGGTGAAGGACCAGATCGCCGGGGAGATCGAGGAGTCATTCAAGCAGTGAGGAAAGCGGAAAGGGCCATGGAAGAAAACAAGACGCCGGCGGCGGAGACGGCGGGAAGCGAGCTCCGCGGATTGATTCGGGAAACCATCGAGGAGTACCTGAGGCGGGAGCAGACCAAAGCGGAGCCAGCCTACAAGGCGGAGCTGCTGGAGGAGCGCAAGCGGCGGGAGCAACTGGAACGGCGGGTCAACGAGCTAGTGGAGGAGAACCAGCGGAGCCGGCAGCAGGCCGAGGAGTCGGACCGCAACGCCAGCATCCGGGCGGAATTGCAGCGGCACGGAGTCGGGAAGGTGGACCTGGCGTTCCGGGCGGTGAAGGAGGACATCTACCGGACCGAGGACGGGCGGCTGGTGGGGCGCGGGGAACAGGGGGAGACGGCGCTGCGGGAGTTCGTGTCGCAGTTCGTGCGGGACAACCCGGAGTTCCTGCCGGCGCGGATCACGGGCGGCTCGGGAGTGAGCACGGGTCAGCGGACAACGGCCGCCAGCGGGGGCAGCGTGGACCTGGACAAGATCAAGCCGGGCATGAGCGGGGAGGAAGCCGAGCGGGTCCGGCAGGAGATCGCGCGGGTGGCGATGCAGACGCTGAGAGGGGCGTAGGGGCGGGCAGGAGTCAGAAGACAGAAGTGAGCAGTCGGAAGGGCCGGGCTGGGAGCCTGGCGCAAACTGAGAGCCTGCCCCACAAGGGATCCATTCCACGGTTCGCGTGGGTGGTTAATCACAGAGGAGAAAACAGAAGATGCCAGCTATTACGTCAGCCAATGTGGCGAACGCGATTGTCAAGCTGGTGGCGGCAGACGCACTGCCGGCCCTGATGGGAAACCTCGTCATGGGCAACCTAGTCAATCGCGATTTCGAACCCACCCTGGCGCAGGCGGGGGACACGGTGAACGTGCCGATCCCGCCGAGCCTGGTGGCCAACAACCTCGCCGAAGGCGGAACGGTTCAGACGCAGAACCCCAGCTTGGGGAATGCGCAGATCGTGCTGAACACGCACGCCGAGGCGACTTTCCAGGTACCGGACGTGACCAAGGTCTTGGCCGTTCCGGACCTGCTGAAGCTGTACATGCAACCGGCCGTGGTGGCCCTGGCGGAGAAGATCGAGAGCGACCTCTTGAACCTGTACGCCAGCTTCACGGCGAACGCACCGGTGGGGACGGCGGGGACGCCGATCACCGAGGCGGTGGTGGACGCGGCGGAGACGGCGCTGTTCCAGGCCAAGGTACCGGCCAGCGAGCCGAAGCACCTGGTGGTGGACGCCGCGACGTACTCGCAGTTGCGGCAGATTGCGCGGTTCAGCGAGTTCCAGACGGCCGGGGAGGCCGGTCTGCGGGCGCTGATCGAGGGCACGGTGGGGAAGATCAAGGACTTCTTCGTGTTCCGGTCGCAGTTCGTGGCCAAGACGGGGAGCGCGCCGGTGACCACGCAGAACGTGGCATTCGCGCGCAGCGCCATCGGCCTGGTGGTGCGGCGGCTGCCGCAGCCTCTGCCGGGAACGGGAGCGATCGCGGACTACGCCGAGGTGGGCAATTTCGGGATGCGCGTGGTGATGAGCTACCAGCCCAACACGCTGGCGCAGCAGTTCACGGTGGACGTGCTGTACGGCGCGGCGGTGCTGCGGAACAGCTTCGGCGTGCAAGTGAGAACGTAAGCCGGCCTCGCGTGGCCAGCCATCGGGGGAGCGCCCTGAAGCGGCGCGAGCCGGGTGGCTGGCCGGCGGGGAATTCAGGTGAACAGGACATGGACTTGAAAGTGTTCTATCAGAAGCTGCGGCAGGTGGAGGCGGGCATCTCCGAGGAGCACGCGGTGGTGGTGAGCCAGGAGACGCCGGACGGAGGCCGGCCGGGCGTGCGGACGGAAGTGCCGCGCGCGCTGGCGGCACGCATGGTGGTGGAGGGACGAGCGCGGCTGGCGACGCCGGAGGAGAGCGCGGAGTTCCGTGCGGAGACGGCGGAAGCCCAGCGGGCGGCGGAGCAGGCGGACATGGCCCGGCGGATCCAGATCGCGGTGGTATCGGAGAGCGATCTTAAGACGCTGAAGCGGCCGCGGGGCGGCCGCTCCAAGTAGAGGGCGCGGCCCAGGGAGAACGGCAATGGCCCTATTCACGGATGGCACCATCTCAACCATTGACGAACTGCTGGCCTACGAAAGCTCGCTGCTGGACGTGGCGCGAACGGAGCGCATCGACCTGACGGTGAAGCTGGTGCTGGCGCGGCAGGAGATCGGCATCCAACTGGCCATGTTCCTGCTGGAGCGCGGGAGCGGAGATTGGGCCGGGATAGCGTGGCCGGCGCTGGAGCTGAAGCGCGTGGTGGTGACGGCGCCGCTTAAGAAGTGGCACATCTTCCACACGCTGGCGCTGGTGTACCGGGACGTTTACAACAGCCAGTTGAACGACCGGTACAAGGGGAAGTGGAAGGAGTACCACCGGCTGGCGCAGTGGGCCGCGCAGGCGCTGTACCGGATCGGAGTGGGGATCGTGGCAGATCCGGTAGTGCAGGCGGCCAAGCCGTCGCTGAGCAGCGTGGCGGGACCGCTACCGGGGGCGACGTACTATGTGCGCGCGGCGTGGCTGAACGCGAGCGGGGTTGAGGGCAACCCGAGCGAGCTGGCGGTGCTGAGCACGGGGACCAACACGCTGCTGGTGGTGCAGGCGGTGAACCCGCCCGCAAACGCACGGTGGTTCAACGTGTACGTGGGGCTGAAGCTGGGGAACGAAACCCTGCAAAACGCCACTCCTGTAGCAGCGGGTACGGCTTGGACGTTGCCGGCCACGGGGCTGAAGCAAGGGGGAGCGCCGGGAGCGGGCCAGGAGCCGGATTCCTACGTGCGGGCGAGCGGCGGATTCCTGAGGGGGTAAGGCGTGGCAACGGTCGGAAGCAAAGCAACCAACACGCTGTTGCAGATGCTGGCAGCGCCCACGGGTCTGCCCTACGCGGTGGGCGCGGTGGCGGCGCTGGAGCGGCTGGAACTGGCGCAGATCGGCGCGGAACAAGTGGTGGGCCAGAATGTGGCCTTCGAGGTGGCGGAGAAGAGCGCGGGCGCGAAGTATCCGGCGGTGTACGTGTATTGCCGGGGCATGGCGAATGTGCTGAAGGAGAAGTTCCGCACGTTCTCGGGCAAGGTGTTCATGGCCGTGGAGGTGCGAGCTACCAGCGACCGGCTGGAAGGCGTATCGCGAGAGTTGCAGGCGTACACCAGCGCCGTGACCGACGTGCTGGACGCGCACCGCGGGGAGTGGGCGCCGGGGATCTACTACGCAGGCGGCTACAAGGTGGAATTCGGTCCCATCAAACACGGAGGCAGGAATTTCCTGCAAGCGGCCAAAGTGGAGTTCGAGCTGGAGGCGAGCGCGTAGGCGCTAACCGCGCGGCGGGGCGCCTTGCGGCGCAGTGGCGGGGAGGCCCCGGGAAGAAGGCAAAGGGAGGGCCTAGGGCGGCCTGGCGCGCGAGGAGC